GTTTACAGTCAACGTAGTGAAAACCGTTCCAGGCACAAGGAAACGAGGGTCAAGCTGGTCGGCTGCACGCTTTTGGTTACTCCAACGCCAAGGAAGAAGTTCTTTGAAACCGCGATCAAGCGACTGAAGGAACTGATAAGATTTCGCGAATAGCTCTGGATACTTTTCAGTATAAGAAGTTGCACGGCCATACGGAATACGAGGATAGCGGTCATACCAACCAGCAACGCCAGAGAAAACCGACTTCGCGTAGTTAGTGGTCGAAGCCCACTTATCAGCCACCATACGAGCTTCGCTTATGACTTGATCCTTTGGCTTATTGCTAAGTCCGTCAACCCACTTATCAAACCAACCGTGATAATCTGGGTAAATCTTTTCTACTTCAGAACGAAGCCAGACAGTTCCACGAACTTCATTCACTGCTTTAAATTTAGGATCCGCATATTTCGCACGAATAGACTCGACGCTAACATCGTCAATTAGACGAGCGCCGTCTTCCATTAGAAATTCAAGAATCTCCATTTGATATGGAGTAACCCAGTCGCGACCAGAACGCCCTTCGGTTGAAAGCATATCCCCGCGAGGACCAGCAGCAACCCCGCGATTCTGACTTTCAGTCGCTGCTTCACGCAGCCCTTCGTATGCAGTTTCTTGTTCTTCTTTAGTGAACCAGTTTTTACGGAACTTAAATGCGATCTTACGCTCGTCAGTTTCAGAAGTCGAAGTCATATCTGGTGGCATATATCCATCAGTGTCTTCTTCAATCAGAATATCGTAATGTTCTTCGCCGACAAACGTTCCAAGCAAATGTTCACAATCGTGTTTAGTTTTTGCTACAATGACTTTTACCATATTTTCCTCCAATTGGAAATCATATAACTGTATGTATGCATTATTATAACTTAACTTTTAAGCTTCGTCAACATCTTTATTTGATAGGAAACTAGAAAGTTCTGGTGGTTTCCAACCTTCAGGTTTAAGGACTTTACCGTCTTTACGTCTACGAACTTTACCAGTTTCCGAGTCAATCTTGGCAAAGTTAGTTCTCATCACTTCATTCCAAGCACCTTCAACGTCAGCTCCCATAGAGTGCCCAGCGCCAATAGTAACGACAAGGATATCAACAATAGCGTCTAGAACTTCAACTTGATCGCCAGCGTCAATAGCATCTCGTAGTTCTTTGTATTCTTCTTTAATCAGTTTAAAATATAGGTTGAATTGGTCAACATTAAACTTATCGGTAGTATTATCAATAGCTTTCATAAAACGTAGAGAGTCTTTAAAGACATCAGTATTCATAGTGTATTCTCCTGAATCCAAGGGGGTGGGTTGCGTTTTTTCCAGTTAAACATACGCGACTTACCTTTGTTGTAATAGTTACGGTAATTCGTAATAGGGTCGTCTGAAATGATATATTGTTTGTCCATGCAAGAAGGCATGGGTGTAAAGTCGTAGTCTCTTAGATTGTGCGGTGGTGACTGAAGCATGTAGCTAATGTCACCATAGCACTTATGGTGTTTCTCATAACGATAGTTATACTCGGATATAAGAGCAAAGAAATGATCTACAAGCCAATTGTAATTCGAAACCGAAGTCCTCGCCCAAACAGCAGAAGGGTGATTGATATGCGTTGCGGAATAGATAACGTTCTCGCGGGCATCGGGCAGAACCCAACGGCGGGCTTTGCGGCCAGACTGAGATTTACCTTCGTATTCAACACCGTCAACGATTCGGTGCGCAGTTGAAAGTAACTGCGCCGATTCTAGAATCATTTTAACAACGTGTTTATCAACCATCCAAACTGCACATTGGATTGGACATTCATCAATATAAAAGATATTAATTTTTATCTCCATAAAAACCTAAAATGTATATATACTAGTATACTATATTTTTTAAGGAAGTCAAGTATGAAACACATATTAAGATACAATAAACTAATAGATCACTATATAAATAACCCACCGGATAACTGCTTTATAGAAAAACATCATATTGTTCCTCTATGTATGGGCGGTGCTGATGAGATTTCTAATATAATCGTGTTGCCCGCTCGAGCGCATTTTATTGCTCACTATTTACTTCATAAAGCACACCCTGACAATAGGAAATTGGCACATGCATTTGCTATGATGATTGTCAACAATCCATATCAAAAAAGAAATTCTAAATTGTATGAACAAGCAAAAATGGCTAGATCTTCAGCATTAAAAGGATTACCAAGACCAGAATGGGTTAAAGAAAAATTAAGAAAGCCTAAAAAGAATAAAGAAAATTATTGCAAACCAAAATCAGAAGAACATAAAAGGAATATATCTAATTCTCTAAGGGGTAAAAAGAGATCTACCGAACAAATAAAACGATCAGTTGATGCTAAAAAAGAATATTTTGTAAAATTATCAGAAAAAACAGAAATAAAAAGAAAACATTATAGAAATCTTTTTATTGAATCTGACTTGTCTAGGAAGGAATTTTATGACCTTTACCCCGAATTATCCAAAAGCACATTAAAAGGTTATTTATCAGGTTTATAGTTTTTCCAGTTCTTGAACGCTTGATCTTTATGATATTTTGTGGCTTTCATATAGAACAGCTCACCATTCATATGATCCATCTCATGTTGGAACGAATGAGCCGTTAGCCCACGAAAAGTCTCAGTTCGAACATCGCCATTTGGCATAGCGAAGCGAACTCTAATCTCATCGGCACGCTTTATCTTAACCGCTAAACCTGGAAAAGTCAAGCACCCTTCTATGATATATGAAGATTGTTCTGACTTATTGACGATTTTTGGGTTGATACAAACAAAATTTTCTGGATATCCTCTGAGCGCAAAGATTCTGTGGTTATATCCCACTTGGTTTGCCGATAGCCCAATTCCATTGTGTTGATACATGGCGCTGACTAACTGTCTAGCAAACTCAATGATGTCAATATTGGTTTCGTTAAAGTCATATTCTACACAAGGCGCGCGTAGGATCGGGTCATTCTGGCTTACTAATATCATCGGATTCTTTCAAATAAACTTTGCCTTCCATAATTTCCCACTCAAGAGTAGTAGTTTCGTCCCAGCCCATCTGAGATAGTAACTCTACTGGGATAGGAAGGATTAGCTCGCCTTCTACGGTTTCATTATATGTATCGTTCATTCTGCTATCCTAGAGAAATTCTTATGTTTTTCAAACCGAATCACTCTATCGAATTTGTCAATGATCTGGTCTGTCTTATGACTTATTATAAACGTATTTGTATCAGAAGTCAAGCTATTTAATATCTTCATAAACTCTTCAGTTCCATTTGCGTCAAGAGAACTATCAAACACTTCGTCCATGATAAGAATATTTGTATTTACTGAGTTCCTCATCTTAGCGATAGACCTCCAAGCAAAAAGGATCGCTAGATTGATACGCATCTTCTCGCCTTCGGAGAATGAAGCGTATGAGAATACGTCCCTATAACGGGACTTAATAGTTTCATTAAACTGGTCATCAAGCTCGAACTGACACATAAATTCCATAGAAGAAAGATACTTGTTGATAAGCTTATTCATAATGGGGATGTATTGCTTAACGATCTTGGTCTTGATACCGCCGTCTTTTAACAAAGTAGCAGCAGCCTGAAGTGTTGATCTCTCGTCGACCAGATCATAATATTTCTTTTCAACTTCTTTTAGATTCTTTTCGACTTCTGGAATCTTAGAAGCGTCGCTGTCAACAGTATTGATATTGAGTTTTTTAATTTCAGTCTCAAGGGTTTCTTTATATTCTATCAAAGAGGAGATTTTAGTTTTAAGACCATTGATCTCGAGATTTTTATCGCTGATCTTAGAGTTAATCTCCATAATCTCTTTTAGTTTTTCGTTAGTTTTATCGTATTCTTCAATTAGAAGTTTCAGACCTTCTTCGATCTCATTGATCTTTAGGCTCTTTTCTTCTACAGTTTGTTTCTTAAATTCTTGATCAATCTGTTGCTTACATGTTGGGCAGTTATCGTAGTCGTGAAAGAAACTAACTTCCTTAGAAATAACACTAAGATTAGCTTCAATCTGGTGCTTAAGACTATTCAGTTTGTTTAGTTTTTTACTGATAGTTGGTTCGTCAACGATAGATTTTTTAAGAGAATCATTTTCCTGCTTGACCTCAATACATTGTTCGGCTAACAAAGCAATCTTATTTTGAGTGTCAGAGATCAAAGATCTCTTTTCTTCAATGAGCTTTTCGTTATTAAACTGAAGCTCCATCAGGTGTTCTTTCAAAATCTCAATTTTGTTTTCTAGGATTTTCTTTTCATTATTACGTTCATTTATTTCCTCGTTAATGTCTACAAGTTTATCTTTTAAAAGGAAATTCATAGTCGTGAAGATTTGCAGGTCAAGTAGGTCTTCGATAATCTCGCGGCGCTGCCCAGCGGTCAGCTGCATAAAAGGCTGAAACGTAGCAGATCCAAGGACCACGACTTGCGAGAAACTTTTATGGTTTACCTTGAGGATCTGTTTTTCTAGAATGCTTTGGTAATCTTTCATCTCAGCAGATTGGTTTAGTAGCTTACCGTTTTGATAAACTTCAAACACATTAGGTCTGATACCTCTGATAATTTTATACTCAGTCGAGCCAATATCGAACTCAATCTCAACCAACAAATTCTTATTATTGATCGTATTAAGCAGCTGTGGTTTATTGATCTTTCTAAATGGTTTACCAAAAAGAGAAAATGACAATGCGTCGAGGATGGTAGATTTACCAGCCCCGTTCTCGCCGACGATAAGAGTTGTTGAACCTTTGTTTAATTCCACTTCAGTAAATATATTTCCAGTGGATAAAAAGTTTTTCCATTTAACCGTTTTAAATAATATCAATTTTTACACCCGTCATTTCAACATCAGCATCAGTTTCAATCCAGAGTTTCGCACCACAAGGTCTTGGCTTATCTGGTCTATAGATCATTTTAGATGGCCCCTTGATGTCGACTTCCATACAATATTTGACAACACCATTTTCTTCTACACGAACGACAGGCTCTTCTCTGCCGTGCTTTGCATTTTGTTGGATTATGTTTCTATTGATATGTATTATTTTCATCCTAGGCTCATTGCTTCAGTGTATAGTTCTACAATCTTTTTCTCAAGCTTATCCTTATTAATACCCTTTGAATCATACGCGTTAATATATCTTTTGAAGATATCCACGGTTGATTCAGCTTCATCAATAATCTCTTGCTCGTTTTCTTCCAAATCTAGATTAAGATGGTCTTCGACTATCTGAAGTTGGACTGGTTCCATGGCTTCGATATTTTCAACAAACTTATCAAACCAATACGGATTATTTTTGCATGTGACAATAACTTTAACAATCGCATTTTTAAACTCAGAATAGTTAATTTTATTTTGTAGGAAATCATTGTCGGCGTCATTATACCAAACCTTTTTGAACATCTTATATGGATTTTCTACGAAAGTTAGCTGCCTCGTTTTCGTGTCGAAAACGTGGAATCCCCTAGGATCGTCGTAATCGCTCCAAGTAAACTCAGCATGAGAACCAAGATAGTAAATATGTCCATCAGTGGAGCGATGATGAAAGTGACCAGACATGACAATATCAAACTTATCAAATAAATTACGATCATCCCCATGAGATACAACGGAGCCTTTAAACATCTCAAAGCCTTGAATTTCAAGGTGTCCCATCGCGATTTGGGCAATTGTAGTTTTGATACTATTAAACACCTCTTCCCTATTTTCTTGAGTAATCCAAGGGATGAATAAAATAGGCGTCCCGTCAAACTCAACAGTTACAGCTTGATTACTGTAAATCTTAAACGTAGGGTATCTACCTACGATTAATTCTCTTGCGGAGTTTACATCATTTGTATTTTTGAAAT